ATAGAAAGCACTGCTAAGATAAAATACACTGCTCCAAAAGCATATGGCACACAGGAGCGTGCAGTGACCGCAGATGACTATGAAGCAATTGTAAGAAAAGTATATCCAGCAACAAGTGACATTATTATATTTGGTGGAGAAGATCAAGAACCACCACAATATGGAAAAGTATTCATTGTATTGAAACCAACTGATGCAAGTTATCTTACATCACTGACAAAGAACAAGATTGTTGCAGATCTTAAGAAATATGTTGTTGCATCTGTAGAACCACAGATTGTAGATCCTTCTATTCTATACGTTGAGATGAATAGTAAGATATATTATAACAGTCTAATTACAGATCAGACACCAACACAAATTAGAGATAAGGTTATTGGTTCTATACAGTCTTATATTGATACAAGTGATACTGAGAAGTTTAATGGTAAGTTTAGATACAGTAAGTTTGTAGGTGTAATAGATGATGCTGATAAGAGTATCAATTCTAATCTCACGAGTCTCACAATGAGAAAAGATTTTTATCCGTCTCTTAATTCTACCTTCTATTATGAGGTATGTTTCCAGAATTCCTTTGATGAGGACTGTGATGATCCTGTATTGTCATCCACTGCTTTTAGGGTGACTGAGTATCCTAATTTTGATGTCTATGTTGAGGATAGATCTGGCAAAATTGTGCTATATAGACTAGATACCGTAACTGGTGAAAAAGTTGTACTAGACAATGATATTGGTGATATAGATTATGTAAGAGGTGAGTTAAAAATGTATAACTTGACAATAATTAAAGGTAGCTTCTTTGATAACAGAATTTCGGTAAGGGTAAAACCATTATCAAATGATATCAAAGCAATGCGTGAAGTATATCTTGACGTTGATGTCGCAAATTCATCATTCACTGCATATAAAGAGTAAGAAATGCCATCTGTAAAGACAAAGAGGATATCAACTCTAATTGAGTCACAACTTCCTGAGTTCATTACATCTGAGTATGAATTGTTTAGTAAATTCATTCAGAAGTATTATGAACAGCAGGAGGTACAAGGTGGTACTTTAGATATTATTACAAATATTGAAAAATACGCTGACATTGATTTTTATGAACAAAACATACTTAGACAGCATGATAGTCTGGTCACTAGTCTCTCTAGTTCTGATACTACAATTGTATTACAAGATGCGACGAGTTTTCCAGAGAAAAACGGTTATGTAAGAATAGACAACGAGATAATCTTCTATGAATCACGAACAGGAACAACTCTATCAGGAGCAGTTAGAGGTGTTAGCGGTAACACAACTCTTGGTGATCTTTATAGCTCGTCAGAGTACACCAGCACAGATGCAGCATCACATAGCTCTGGTGCGACGGTTTTTAATGTAAGTAACCTTTTTCTATATTCTTTTATAAAGAGTTTTGAGAATCAATACTTAGGTTCTTTCCCTGAGAAATATCTTAAGGGTGAAGTAGATAAGAGAACCTTAATCAAGAATATACAAAAATTTTATAAAGCAAAAGGTACTACAAGTTCTATTGAATTTGTATTCAATACTATTGTTGCTAAAGATCATACTAACAAACCAGAAGTATACAAACCAAGAGATTTTACATACAAAGTATCTAATGCAGATTGGGTAAATGTATATGCAATAAAAGCAAAAGTTGTATCTGGTGATGTTAAGAGTTTAGTTGGAAAGAAGATAGTACAGTCAGAAACTACAGAGTATGGATATGCAGATGCCACAGTAGATAACGTCTATGCTGATGGATCATCTGATGGAGAACAAATTTATAATATTGTATTAGCACCTGAGACAGTCAATGGTGACTTTAGTGTCTCAACTAAGACTCGTCTTGAGACTACATTAACTGGAACTGCAAGTACAGGTGATAGAGTAAATGTCTTTTCTACAATAGGATGGGATAAAACAGGATCAATATTAATTGGAAGTGAGACAATTACATTCAGTTCTAAAACTGCTACTCAGTTTATTATTGATGAAAGAGTTGCTCAAAATGCAGTCATACACAGTGCTGAGGAGTCTGTATATAAACCTGTAACATTGGTAGGTGGTGGAGTTACATTATTAACACTTGGAGTAGTATATAATGCACTACCAAAAGAAGGACAACCATTCTCTGATGTAGGAGATAAGTTACAAATATCTAATCCTGGTTTTGAAACTGCCGATACTAAAATTGTAAATGTAGGTACAAATCAAACTCGTTGGATTAAGAGTACATTTGGTGCTGTAAATGTTCCAACATTACCAGCAGTTACAAACTCATTAGATCAAGTCCCTACAGATGTATCTGGTATATTTGCAGATGATCAATATTACTACATTGCTAGTTCTAGTTTTCCATCACATAAGATTCTTGATGGAACTACAGTTAATGAAGAAGTATTAGATCAGAAGTTATTAAAAATTATTAGAAAAGAAGCAACTAGAACTACAGAAACATATCCCACACCTAAAACTGATATTGGTATTGGATTGAATGGAGTGCCTTTCTATGGATACAAAGATCCAGAAAGTATTAGATTTGGTTTATTAGAAGAGATTAGAGTTGATCTAAGAGGAACTGGATATGTAAGACCACCATTTGTATTGATTGATCAAGTTCCTAGTAAAGCAAGAGCAGTTCTTGCTGGTCAAGTAGTAGAAAGTATTATTGTAGATACCACTGACATTTTTCCTAGAACTCCTAATGTTACAATTACATCTGGTAGAGGTGCAGTTGTCAGTGCTGTTGTTACTGGTGGTAAAGTAACAAGTTTAACCATTGATAATCCTGGCGAGTTTTATTCTTCACCTCCACAAGTTGTAATTAGAGATAATGCTGGTCGTGGTAGATTTGCTGAGTATGAAGCAATTGTAAACACAGATGGAAATATTACAGGATTCAATAAAATTGGAGAAGGTAATTTTTATAATCAGAATACTGTGATAGTAGATATTGTTCCTGTTGGTAATGGAGCAACTGGTATACCTCTTTTAAAAGAATGGAATTACAATAGATACAAAAAATTAGAAAATAATTTAGATACTGAAAACGGATGCATATTTGCAAATTACAACAATGTACTAGAGTATGGTTATGGTTATACTGCAAACCCTAAAGCACTTCGTGTTTCTCTCAATGATAATTTAAGTAATGCTGGAACGGAACCAGCATCTAAAACTCATTCACCTATTATTGGTTTTGCTTATGACGGTAACCCCATATATGGTGCATTTGGTTACCAAGATCCTCTAGACTCATCTTCTTCTATCATTAGGATGACCTCTAGTTATTCTATTAATGGAAGTCGTTCAAATGGTCCTTCATTGTCAGCGTACCCGATAGGGACGTTTGTCAATGATTATACCTATACTCACAAAAGTGGAACTTTAGATAAGAACAATGGAAGATTTTGTATTACCCCAGAATTTCCGAAAGGAACTTATGCTTATTTCATTACTATTGATAGCAATCAAACACCGCAATATCCATACATTCTAGGAGAGAACTTTTATTCTCTTCCTGTTGATAGTAATTACAATTCTAATATCAGTCAAGATGACATTCCTAAGAAATCAAAAAGATTATATGAAGCAGGAATGCCTAGAAATGGTGAAGGATTTATAGCAACAATATCTGATGTAAAACCAGGTACAGTTGATGCTGTTAATGTAGTAGATTCATCTCCTAATTTTTCTATTAATTCTCAGATATATTTGGATAATAAAGGAACAGAAGGATCTGAGGCAGAAGCAATTGTTTCTTCTGTAAAAGGAAAGAATGTAAATTACTTAGAATCAAAAGAAAATAAAGTTGTTAAATTAACAACAATACAATCTGCATATTTGTTCGTTGATGATACTTTAACTCAACCATCATCTGGTGCATTTGGTTCTATTGTTGGTACAGTTAGAAATGACAATACTATTGTTCTTAGAAATGTAAATGGTACATTTGATAATACAGGAACATTTAGTGCTGCAATAAAAACATTTGATGTTCTATTAGATCAGAGAAGTTCTTATACTAAAGGTGCAATACTAAGTCTGACTGATGGTATCAATGCACCTATTGCTACTGCTGAAGTATTAGAAGGTACAACATCTCAAAACGTAGTTCAGATCAAAGTTTTGACAGGTACATGGATTGTTGATACAACTTACTTTATACAATCAAATGATTTATTCAATACATCTGGAACTAGAATCGTAAGACTTACATCATTGAGTGATGGACTAGAACCATTTGAGGTAAATCAAAGTGTTGCACTAGTAGAAACAGCAGAGAATCATGGTCTAGGTATTGGTGATAAAGTTACAGTAGATATTAATCCTGATGATAGTACAACAACCAAAACTTACTATCTAAGAAAAAGATTATATCAGGAAGCAACACTACTTGCTCCATCAAGAAAAACAAGTATTAATTTTACAGGAGTTGGAAGATATGAAATCCTCAATGGTGGTGCTGATTATACTAGCAACACTTACACTGGCGTTTCTCTTACAGGAGGATCTGGAAGTGGAGCAACTGCTACAATTGCTGTGTCTGGTGCGGGTGTAGTATCAAGTGTCACATTAGAGAATGCTGGTACTGGATATGCCAGAGGTGATTTGTTATCAGTAGAGGATGAGGATCTAGTAAGATCTGGTGCATCATTATCTACATCAAGATTAACAATCTATGTTGGACATTCTGGTCTTGCTGCTGGTGCAACTAGTCTAGTTGTAGATAATGCAAATGGATTTGCTGAACAAGATTATGTACAAATAGGAGATGAGATATTACAGATAACTGGTATTACTGACAATACCTTTACTGTTACTAGGGGTCAACAATCTACTTCTGATGTAGATCACTTTGATGGTCAGGAAGTATCTTTATATCAAGGTAGATATAATTTTACACCAAACTTCCAAATATTCTCTGGAGCAACTTCTGGTTATATTCAATCATACGATCCTACAACACAAAGAATAGAAATAGTATATGATTATGGAACTCTATTATCAAATGCACAACAAGTAGCATTGAGTTCTAGTTTCTTTGATAGTAGTACACCACAAAGATTAGTTGCTGTTGGTTCTGCTGGATCATCTATCTACAAGTTTGAATTCTCAGAAGATAATAGTACATTTGTACCTAATCCTACCATAGATCTACAAGAATTTTACAAGTATAAGTTTGATACGTCTCATTCTAGTCTCACTGGGACTTACTTTGATATTAGTCCAAGTAATAATTTTAATCTGATAACAATAGAAAAAATTGCATCTACAATATTACCTGGCAATGCTGGTGCATTTACTGATGTTAAATTTGGATATGGTTATAGAGCTGGCAATACATATCAAACAAAAATAGGAACAGATTTTACAAACTTCTATTACTTTGATAACAAGAATATAGTAAGTGCTGGTAATGCATATTTTAAAATTACAACAGATCCATTACAATCAACAAGAA